AACCGCCGGCAGAGATCTGCAAAAGCTTGTTCATGTTAACAGCGGCATTGACCGATGTGATCTCGTTACCTGCTACCTCAAACAACATCTCACGCTTAAGTGTGTCGTAGTATTTCTGTTGTTGTTTAGTCAGAGGTACATCACGCGTTTGGTACATGAGTTCTGGTAGATCCAGACACTCCTCCTTAGTGAACCGTATGGCCGGTTGCATTAGTTGGTGGATATAAGCGTTTGCTTCAGGGCGCGGTCTCCATGTGAACGTAGACACCTTCTGCATGACGCGATCTTTAAACATGTACTCTGTACGGTCTACCTTGTGCGGGTGCATCATTCTAACCAACCCATACGCATCCACAGGCGACTGTGCAGCAGGTGTACCTGTCATCAACCACAACCATGATTCAGGGGTCAGTATCTGGTTTATCGCTTTCCATCGGTTAGTGTTTTGACGTTTTATAGCGGATGCTTCGTCAATAATCACCATGTCGAACTTACCCCTAAGTAGGTCGTTAAGCGCGATCTCAACACCGTCAAAGTTGATAATCACTATCTCAGCGTCAGACAGGATAACTTTCTTACGTTGTACCGCTGTGCCGTGCGCTATACCTACCCTACGGTGCATAACAGTCTTGAACAAATCATTTTGCCAAGCTGACTGCATGATAGATAGTGGGCAGATGATTAACACCCGTTTTACTAGGTTCTTATTCATCAGATAGTCTAAAGCCCATGCAGACGATGAGGTCTTGCCTGTACCCATTTCTGATAATACATAGGCGCGTCTGTTTACAGACAGGAAGCTGGCCGTTGTCTTTTGGTGGTCAAACGGTGTGTAGATACCTGCCCATGTATAATCTTTTAATATAGGCGAAGGTATTTTAGTGAAACCTAAATTATGCAGCACACGTACTTCATCTAACCCCCAATGGATTATTACTGTCGCAACACCGCCATCCCAACGTAGCAATTTACTTTTGGGTATGATGGACGTAATACGTTCAGGGTATTTTGTACGCAGCTCTATAGCTTTATTGTCTATTATTCTCATATAAGTCCATTGCGTTAAACGCAAGAAAAAGGTCTAGCTAAATTAAATCGTCGTCATCGTTAAACCATTCATAGGTATAAAACATAATCACACCCACGACAACCATAGTCACTAAAGACATAAATATATCTGTAACCATTACTCCTCCAAAATCTCGAATAGTTGGCATTTAGTTGGGTTGCTGTCAAAGTACCAAGCTCTGACTCTTTGTTGGTCTTTCTTACGTTGACCAGAAGCGACACGTAACGCGAACGCTTCCAGAAGATCTTGATGCTGGACTAAAAAGGCGTCACTTAATCCAGCATCTCTTGCGTATTGTCGTATTGCTGCTGTTGGAAGCTGCATTATTTATTTACCTTTCTACTACCGGGATTTTTATTCATAACAGTTTTCCCTTTCGTTTGAGAAAACGCTCTGTTTGTTTCAGGTGATACTAACCGCAAGTTACTTTTGGTATTCAAACCACCTTTAGATAACGGCTTGATATGGTCAATGTCTTTGCCCTTTCTATCTACACCCGCTTTATCCATTGCTCTACGTGCTTTTTGACGCTCCGCACGTAATTTACGAGCTTTTGGTTTTTGCATCTCTAAACGATGCTCGTGTTTGTAATCTCTATCTTTCGGATCTGCATATGGCATTATCGTCTCCCATTGAACTCGCAGTCTACGACAGGGCACCACCCTCTACATAAACCGTTCTGTGTTTTGTTAAAAACCCCTGTCTCATACGCAACCGTTCTACGGTGCAGCACCTCATCGAGTTGCTCAAACACTTTAAACTTTTCCGCATTAGGGTATGAAGTTTTTATTATATCCCTACATACTACAAATAACAGCATACCTTTAACCCGCTGTATCTCTGGGAATAGTAGGAATACACAGGCCGCCATAAGTTGTAACTGCAGTGGATCTGCATATTTGGACGACTTACCTGTTTTGTAGTCCACTACATAGGCTACTTGCTTCTCATGGTCTACGATTAGTAGGTCGGCTACACCTCTAAACCACGCTTCTTTGTCAAAGAAATCGCATGGCTCTAGCACACCGTTCTTTCGGGTAATACCCATCTTACGTTCAACAAACTTCTCACCCTGTATAGCTTTGAGTTTGTCTAAGTATGACTTTATGTAAGAGAACTGAGGCGGCAATGGTTTGTCTTCCCCGATATACTCTTCAGCCGCTTTATGCAGCTCTGTACCGTAAATAATAGCGTCAGTATCAGGTTCTCTAGGAATATCCCTGACCACTTTCTCCCGCATGTATCTATGTGGGCATTGTTTAAAGGTACTCAGTGAGCTATAGCTCCACGGTTGGATAGTATATTTTGGTTCCATTATCGCCTCGATTCAGTACAACTATGCACGTCAGCCAAGTATACCATAATGGTAAGCAGCCCATAAGCCGTTAGTTACCAGCAACCCTGCAACTAAAAAAGAGATCACCAATTTCTGGAAATGTATTCGCCCCGCGGCTAGTTGCACCAAAGGTATGGCATCATCAACACACTCACCTGACACAGAAAAACCCATAAGGCTTACTGATATTAACTTGTTTGATATATTAAGTATGAGTGGAACGTGTATTGTTTTTTTGTTTTCCATCTTAAACCTCTTTTAAGTTACGTCCAATATGACCTTCAACACCTAACACAATGCCGGGCAACCATGACGGTGCTCGCACCATCTCATCTTCTACAAACTTCAACGCTTCATCAGCATATTGCTCCCGTACAGTTAGGTAGTTAGCGTCATGCAGAGTTAATGCTAGAGGGTATTTTTTGTTGATACGTACCATAGATTCACCAATTACACAGCGAGCTAATGCTTGCACAGTTCCTTGAAACACCTTGGCGCCATAGACGCGGTCTATTTCTTTTGACGACTTGTCGTACACCCACTCAAGCTTCTGTTTGTCATTGTACTGCTGACGTAAATTTGGATACGCTAAGTGCAAACCTGAAGGTAAGCGGATGCCAGTGCCCCCTTCTACAGCACAAAGATTGTTGTACCCGAAGTCCATACCGTAATTGTTTGCAACAGCAGAGATAACCTCACCACCGGTACGCCACATACCAGCCACGTCGCTGTAGTCTTCACGATACATATCTACGATACGTTTAGCTTCAATTTCACCTATATCTTTACCTGAACCTTGTTTGATCGCATTGCGTAGTTTCCCTGCGCCGACCCCGTAAATAAGGGACAACGAACTCGTTTTACCAATAAACCTTTGGTCTTTATCAACGTCATCATACGGCACATTAAACACAGAACTGGCAAAGTCTTTGTACAGGTCTTTACCTTCCTGAAGTAGTTGCAGTTTATCCATCTGCCCCGCAAACCATAACCCAACCCTTAACTCAATGTTAGATAAGTCAGCCCCGATAATGACATACCCGGGTGGCGCTACCACACCCTGCTTTAAGTCTGATTTGTTAGGTAGGTTTTGAAACTGCAACCCCTGTGTAGCCGACCACCGCCCTGTGCGAGCACCATAATAATTAAGTCCAATAGGTAAGTACCCATTATTGCGGTCACCTGTATCTATTAGACGTTGTGTGCGCGTTTCTTCTAGTGAACTTTTTACACCCAACCTTGCAGCTGCAAGTGCTTGAACATCAGGGTTCTCGTGCTCAAGTAAAGCCTTCATACCTTCATCTGTTTTAGCTAAAGCATAAGTATCTTTACCTGTAGTCAGTGAAGTTTTCATCGGAGGTTCTACACCATAACTGCGCAGCAGTTCTGCAAACTTTGGGTTAGACCGCAAAGTTTTTAACGCTTTATCTCTACGTTCAGGTGTTACTGGTCCTAATACATCGAGTACAACCTCATCAGGGTTACTTATACCAACTTCTATGAAATCTAAACGTCTAGCTATATCGTTGATAATGCCCTCTCGTTTGTCTTGGACTTCTTTTAAATGCTGCACTAAGAACTCTCTGTCGTACATAAACTTAGGTTCGGTGTACATACGGATGGTCATATCAATCAGCTTTAACTCAGTCTGATTGAACTTAGACCGCATCAGATCAAATATCTGTTTAGTGAGGTTTACGTCTTGTTTACAGTATTCACCATAGGCCGCTAGTTCTTGTGGTGTAAACGTATCTCTATGATAGTCAATGAAGTTATGCACCTCTGTACCCTTCTCACCTACACCATAGTATTCGGCTAGGCGTTTAAGGCTGTTACCTACTGTCGCACCATGTAGTGCTCTAGCCATTGCTAAGGTGTCTAATATAACTTTAGGGTAGATACCAAAGTGAAACGCTAAGATACTCGCATCGAACATCGCGTTGTGCATAATGACTGCATTGTTATCTAAATCGAACTGAACCAACCAGTCGTGTGTCTCTTGCTTTGTACCGCTGAACCATTGTGTTGGTTCGCTGTTTCTCTTTACCCCTACACCGATAACTTCAAACTGGTCATCATTGATATATTCATCGTAGGTAAGTTTAGATAAGCTGAATGTGCGGGAATAAAAAGACTCAAAGTCTAGGGTAAAAAGTTTCATAGGTTTCTCATAGTCACGTAATTGTTTAGGGAGGCTATACAGATTTATCGGAGGAAACCTCATTAGATTCAAGCTCAATCAAAAGGTCGATAAAATGCCTCGCTTTCTTTAAATCTTCTATACCGTTCTTCGCTCTCCATCGAGTGATATATTTGATTACACTACCCTCACAGAAACCTAAACCATTAGCGTGGGTATACTCCACCGGTTGAATCTTTAAATCTTTATAGTGACTCCCGCCTGTTTGTACATCTAATGCTCTCATAGCCCAAAACTCCACCCAACTAACTTACCAACGACCATACCCATCATCGCCATGATGATGTAATAAAGCACACGAACTCTTACTTCTAAATGCTTAACCTTCCTACGCTCCTCCCATTTCCTTGCTTGCTCTTCTTTATAATGTTCATACATCAGCTGTTCTTGAGCTACGTAATCGTCTATTACTTGTTTACTATCCTCATACCGAACAAACTCACCTTGCTCCGCTTCTTTCATACTGCGCCAAATTTGTTTTATTGTGTATCTTTGCATCACCAAACCTCTGTTCCCATTGTGTGTTTATTGTTAGCTTGCACTCGTCTTTTCCAGTTTAGATGCGATTCCCTGTTGCTTATCATCGGTACAAATTTTCTGCGATTCAATCGCGAATCTGATAGCACTATAGATAAGGTGCTGTTGGTTATTCTGTATTCTTTTCTAATCATTTGTTTTCTCCCGTTCAGCCAGCATGGCATCTGCATATTGATATGCCCATTTTGCGACCTCCTCTATTCTTAGACTAATGTTGCCTGATATATGGCTTTGCATAGCCTTGGCCGCAAAATAATCGCGAGTTGATAAGCCGCTATGCGCTTCATGCGCATTATCTGGATACACTATAGCGTGTGGAAACGCTGGCCCACCGCTTTTAATACTCATTGTTGTTCTCCTTTAGCTTTAGCAATTGCCCGAAGTGCATCACCTAGTACGCCTTTCTTGTCAGCGTAGTAGCTCATAGGTAGTTCATCACCTGTATGAAGCTTGGGTAGAGCGTTGATTAATGCTTCCAACAATTCATCCCGCTGTGAAGCCTTTATTTGCAATTCTGTCAGCTTATTTTCTGGCAATGTAACTGTACTTATTTCACCCTCGTATGCTTCCGGTGGTGTGCAGGTATGTACCCAATCAGGGTTACCTGATAATCGTTTTCCGCACCGTGGACAGAAGTTAAATTTTACCGCTTGCTCTTGGTCTGCCTGTCCTTGTATTCCCGCACCTTCAACATGCTCTCGAAGCTTGCTTTCTCGTTGTCGTCCATCGCTTTCGGCAGTATGAACCCCTTCATCCAATTCGACCCTTTCTTCGTTGGCTTTTTTGTTAAATATCGCTTCGTAATTTTCATCGAATCGTCTCTTGTTTGTTGGGCGTGGGGTGCTACCCTTGCCGCCGTGTGTTTGACCTTTCATCGTATTCCCCCCGTTTCTTTAATTTGTTTCTCAGCCTCACGTCTTACTGCAACGGCTTCCTCTAATGTCTTAAACGTACCTAAGTTGTAGTCGATACTTTTACACTTCATACGTGCTACATATGTACCGTTAGGTCTAAGTTGAACACCTTTCGGTAAACCTTTTTTAGTGGCAGAGACAACATTCCTTATCTTACCATTAACCCGTAGGTCCTCTTCTGCGGCAACTCGTGCATCAATCGCTTTACTTAATGTGTCAAATGATCCTAAGTTGTACTCAACCTTGTTGAACTTAATCTTTACCCTGTAGGTGTTATGTGGCGTTTTATGCACCCCAGTCGGCAGACCATTAGCACCAATCACAGCAAGTCTAACTCGTCCTTTAGACCCTGTATCAGTAGGTTTCATCGACCACTCAGACTCAATCGTCATACGTGTTGTCTTCGGTTTGTTACGCTTAGCTATTGCCATCATTGCTTCGCGCTTGGCCTGTGCCTCCTGCGGTAGGTATGCACCTTTCAGAAACGTTGATGCCATCTTATTGAAGGTTGGTTTAGCATCACCTTGGTTCGGATATACACCGTGCTTATCGAAGTACCGCTCTGCCGCTACCAATGCCGCTACGTTATGATCTAGCATAAACTCTTCATACTCACGTTTGCTGAACAACGCCGGCTGTGTGCCTGATGTAACAACGACAGGTTCTGGCGCTCCGATACGCTTTCTAAACGCACGAAGGGTTGTATAGGGAAGCTTGAGTAGCTCAGCGGCTTCCGCGTAGGTGATACGATCAGTCATCGTTTATCCTCTATACCAAACAGCGCATTTAACTTTGGAAGTAGCTCCTCTACTAATTGGCCTCGATATTTTACCCCTGAAGGTTCTGGTTCATTTTGTGACTCTTGGTATGGTTCAGCTAAATACCCTATGTCAGCCCCCCAAAACGCTAATTTTACTGGGCGTAAATCGTGAATAAGCCTACTTGATTCTGGTAGCTTAGTAATGTAAGCCCTTGCATCGTCTTCACACTGAAACGCTGGGGATAATTGATCTTCACGCCACAGCCCTTCTTGGTTAAGCTCAATAGTCTTTTCGGTTTGATTCCATCCACAACTACGTTCTTTATAGATCGCTATTACCCATACACTATTCATCGTTTAAAAGCCTCGATCTCTTCGTTAGTTAACGGCACCAAATCATCTGTATACCTCGCTTCATCCGCAAGTGTAAAGATGCAACCAAACTGCTTACTTCTTACCAAAACCCCGTGCTTCGGCATGTTGCGCCACCACTTAACTTTTTTGGGTCGATCAGTTAATTCAACTAATTCATCTAATTTATTGTTCATTATCCGCAGTTGTTTGTTTATGTTTGATAGTGCTACTGCTGTTTCATGTTTCATCGTTCTCTCCTACCTCTGATGTTTAATTAACGGTTTCTGTCCTTCGTCCAGCTCCCACGGGTACTTCGTGCCACAGTCGATGCACCACTTCATTCTCAAAGAATAAAACAAACCCATTCCGACCTTGCATTTAGGGCATATGTTTTTTGGGTTCATTTTTTAGTTTCTCCAATACCACTTTCTCAACAGCCATTACCAAATCGTAATCTTCAGACGTTACAAATTGAAGTGCCACCGCTTGAACAATAGTCTTAATCTCATCATCCGTTAAAGGCTCATAGTCATCGAGCGACACATACCCAAGATCAATAGTTTCATACCCAGCGTTTCGCCAATACTCTTCCGCCTTCACAGCCAACAACTTGTTTAAGTTATGAACGTAGACTTTAAGATCGTGGTAGTCCATTTCTTCCGGCTTCATTTTTTGACACACAGGGCTTTATAATCCCATCGAATAAGGTACGCATCGGTGTAAATCCTTGCTGCTTCCTCACAGCTTGCTTGACTATTAAATTCTTGGGTATGTACAGCGTGTCCCGCAATAACCAAAATCAACACGTAAATCATTTAATTCTCCGTTCAATACTAGGTAAGTTATCTATCCACTCATCTACCATGTAAATTCCAAGCATAGCTATAGCCCAGAACAGCACGAGTAGACCATTCAATACATTCTTACTCATCATACCCTCCAGTCACTCAAAGTGACGTTATTTAGAAACTATCAAGTGAATACCACTACGACCACGTTTCCGCACTCCGACCTGTCCTTCTGTTACATTTCTAAGCTGCCTATGCGGCAGCACCTATGTGTTACAGGCAGTGGTATTCCTTCATAGTGCTGGCCTTTAACATCGCCAGCGCGGATGTGATTATGCTCGGAATTGCTAAACCAACATAATCAAACGCCAACTTTTGCCCATAGGGTCTTTACTGCTCACCTTTTAACTCGCAGGATGAGGACTGCGTGACGTTGTTTTTACTGCCCAAGAGTGCTAACAATCTGATGGTTGCTAAATAGAATCCCAGTAGTCGAGCCACATTTCGGGTGGTAACAACATAGTCAATCGTTCTATGTGAGCTTTCTCTTCTTTCAAACCGTTAACACGGTAGGCCGTATACCTTCGCCTACATTCATCGTGATACAGCTTAGTAGGAAAGTTCGTTTCAATAATTTTACCGCACCATTTACACGATGTCTTGTATTTTTTCTCCATAGATCACCGGTGCAATCTCTTGCAGTTGTCGCTCAATCTCTGCGGCTACATCACGCACTTCTTTCTGTGCGTGTTTGGTATTCCTAAGCGCGATAAAGTCTTTAAACGCTTGATAATTGCCAGCAACATATAACTCAGTTGCTTGGGCTTGGGGTAACCAGAACCGAGCATCTTGTTTAGACATGCCAGCACCGCGTAATTCGTTGTACAGCTCTCTGGCTTCTTGTTCAAACAAAATAATAGAGTCTTTCACATCACCATTTAACTTATCAAACCCCGGTGGTCTTATGAATTCCGCTTCGCTTTCATCACAATATCGGCTAGAGCGCACAAGGTAATCCAAATGTTTACTACGAGTAAGCTGAGCCAGACATACACGACTAATCCCTTCGATTCTAAATACGACATGACCAAAGCGTAGGACGCTAAGATGTCCGACACTAATAATATGAGCCAGTCTAGCATCATCATTTCCTTCTCTCCCGTAACATATTCCTGCCATACGACCCAAGTTAGATGGGTCTGTGTATTGTTCTATTGTGACTTTCATTCATTCCCCCAAACTACAGTCCCACTACCATCAGCATTTGCACGTATCAGTTGAATAAAAAACATACGTGCGGCTTTACTGTACCTAACCCGAAGATTATATTTGTTAGGGATAAAGAACCTAAACCCTGCACTACGAGGATCGTTCAACGGGTAAAAATTAAAACCCCATTTCATATCTTCACCTTCCGGTGTAACCCAAATCATAACCCCTCCAATGCTGTTTTAAGTTCATCTATATTATGTTCGTTAATGACAAGTGCTATACCACCTGACTCTTGTATAGCTTTAAGGTTTTTCAACTGCAATGCAGTCGGTTTGTTCTTACCAGCCTTCGCCTCTATACCAATGAACCGCCCTTTAACAACAGCGATCACGTCTGGAACCCCGCTGTTACCAAAGCCGAAGCTCATGGGTGTTACATAATATGCGCTATGTTCAGCGAGTATCTGCATGATTTGTTTCTTCACTAACCCCTCAGGTGTTTTAGCCATTACCCACCCCGCTTAGGTAAACATGACTCCGGTGGGTAGTACAGTTTGCTTAGTCTCTCCAACTCATCCATCGTACGTAAGACTAATACTGCATCGGTGTTGGCGTCTTTATCATGCAGTCTCCCTGCTAATTCTCTCATACTCTGTATCATTTCTTGTTGCATTGTCATCGTATGTACCTTCATGTGTTATCTGTATTTCAGCTAAGAGGTGTGCATCCTCTGAACACACACCCTGTTTCTTTAAGTAGTCGCACCTAAGTTCAATTGCTTCTTGTTTCGTCATGTCGTTTTCACCAAATAGAAATCAGACGAGCCTTGTTTCTGCGCCTCGTCGAGTAGTAGTTTACATCGGTCAATGATTGTACTCGGTGATGGGTAAGCTATCAATAATGATGCTACGTGTTTAGGGACATTTAATCGACGTAATACTTTACCCTGCAGTTCACTGATGAATACCCTCCCGTTACGGTCGTATATTTGATACGAGGCATCGTCTGTATTAAGTTCTTTAATGGTTGTCATGTTTCTTGTTGCCATAGTCGCTCCTATAAAATGTATGGTTGCCGATGCGCACAGGCTTTTTTATATGTCTAGCCCACAGCGGGCGTCGACTATACGCATCGAAGCTATCTCTATCACCAATTGGTGAGGCTATTTTCCCAGTTAAGATCAGCTTACTAATCTTAACGAATTCTTCTCTATCATTAGCGGGTATCCAGCGCTGAGTATACCCAGCGCTTACTATGTGGCAGACAGTTTTACCTGTCTGCTTCTTTCGGTTTATCACGGTGTACCCTACAGCTATCTGTCCAATCATCTGCTCACCTCTCGATTCTGCATAGATTGTTTTAGCGAGACACTCAACTTCATTAGCTGATACTGAACCGCATACTAATAATAGTATTAAAGGTAGTTTGTTCATATCTAATCTCCATCTATACCTCCTAGTACAGTCAATTAAATTGACGATGGCTCAAGGGTATCATGGTTTTATTTAGGTGTCACTTATAAGGAGTAACTTCACCGTTGATATACCGGTTCCAGTAGTGGTTCATAGCTTCTTGTCTTGTTCCTCCATACGACAGCGTTGTGTGATTCCCTAACCACACATACCACCTGTTTGATATCGGTACATCAGCTGAGCTTATCTCAGTTTTCCATTGCACACCTGCAACATCGGCTAATGCTTCGAGTTCTTCTTCTGTGTGTGTCATATACGTTCACTCCAGTTATCTAATACGTACTGCTCCATCTGTTCGGGTGATGGGTGTAGACGCTTAGTTACGTCGTTTGTATCCCAACTACAACAACGGATAAACACACCCAACGCGATGTGAAACCACTCATCACCTATATCTTTAGGTGGAACGCCGTCATGGACGGCGTCACGTAGTTGACTACTGAAGTTCACGATTATCGGTGGGTTACCATAAGCATGTTTGATGTGGGCATACATACTATGTATGTAGTCTATAAAGCGATCTTGTATCTGTTTATCGTCCATTAGAAATCCCATTTGTCTAAGATGTCACTTGCCGCCTCACGAACCCTACGACGCATAAGGTCGTCATCTTTTAGGTCTTCGGTTTCCACGCCGTCGATGACATCGAGTAGTTGCTGTCTCGCATACTCCAGCTGTGTGTCGTTAGCTATATTCATAGCCGGCATAAGTTCGATTAAATCACGTGCATTACCTAATAACGACTCGTAGATACGTGGCCGTTTCTCCCCTTCAGGCACCTCACGTAGCTGTGTGACCATACGGGTTAAGATTGTTTTGAACCGTTCAGACAGATCTGACATGGCTACACTCACAGCAGATTGCAGTTGTGTGTCGTACTTAGACCGCAGTTCGTTTAGTCCTTCGTTACCTATATCGACACGGAAGTCACCGCTCTCTGGTAATGGGCTGAACTGGAGGTTGAACTTGAAGCGTGTGGCTACTTCAGTCTCACTTGGGTAATCGTCCTTATCAAACAAATCGCCCAGCTTGAACGCCTGCGCACCGATGATAGTGCTGTAGTTGGTGAGGAAGGCAGATACTAGGGCCTCGCGTTCCTTCTCTCGCTGACCCATCATATTTAAGTAGGTCATGTAATTGCCCATAGGTAATAGTGCAACGCCTGAATATGCCCAAGGTAATGTATATTGTTTATGTATCTGCCGTGTTTCACTGTCGTGCTGCCCGATAGCTTTGAGCGTCTGCTCATCGGCAAACAATGACTTGGTGTACTTACCTGCACGGGTCTGGGTATTCTTGCTGTGGTCGATCTCGTCAGATACAGACCGGTCGAGCTTGTTGCCGCTATATGCTGACAACGACAAGGTTACTAGTAATGCAGATGATGATAGTGATATGTTGTTCATAGGTTTCTCCTTACTTGATGTATTCTATTTTTACGATAGTTGATGCATTAAGGGCACACTCGACCGTGTCATATACATTGAGGCGTTTGTATGCATCGTTACGTACAGCAGTGTTTAGCTTTTCTTTGGTTACGTGCTTAGACCCAACAGATATAAACTCTCCACACCACATAACCACACACAGCATATATTGATAATAGTTATCTTCCTCCATTTGGTCGTAGTCTATCTGCCATGCGGTGTTCTTTTTTATCTCGTCATAACTTACAACCCAGTCCATAATAGTCAACAGGCTGTCACAGTAATCTAAGAATGGTTTGATGAGTTCACGTACTTTCTTACTACGCTCACGGTTAACCTGCATTTTGTACGCTACAACTTTACCTACTAGGTGCACCTTGCCCATATCATCTACACGGAAGAATGTGGTTTGGCCTGGATCAATAGGTAGTGATGTGTAGTGTTCACCGTCCCTATACACGTTATATACACACAATATACCGTTGCGCATATATACCCTAAGCGGTGTATAATCGTTAATAAATTCCCGTGTTGTGGGTGTGTTCCACCCACCTAAATGTAACTCAATCGTTCCATCAGATAGGCACGTCACAACTCGTGTGGAATACAGCACGTAAGAATACGCGTCGTCGTTGAGTTTAACTATCCGTCGGGTATGCTCACGCATCTTTAACGGTCTGATGTCATCAGCATTACCTCGGATTGGTTTGATTGCGTTGTATAAATCTCTTGCTTTGTTGAAGTGTCTTATCATTTGGTTTTTCCTATGAAATTATCTAATGCTGCATTACAGGCTTCTTGTTTGGTTTTGTGTACGCCGTGGTAACTATTAGTTTCCCCCTCTTTTAATGTATATAGCGGTGTTGTGCCTGTGTATATATCCATCCATGAGGTTCTACGCTCATCTACCTGCGCCCACCACAACCCAGTTGTCGTACTCTGGACGTAGAACATATTTACGCCCATCACCGTTAATATCGCTTCAATCTCCTCTATGGATCTCATATATACACCGTCACACCTACCGGTGGAACACAGCTCTTGTTGTCAACTATCGCCCACAACACAGGACATGACCATTGACCAAAACCGTCATACAGATAACCGTCAGTGAAGTTGATGACTGCAACAGGATTAAGTTGCTGCTGTTTGATGTATTCCGTTACGCATGTAACACTTGTGCCGCCACCACCCGCAGGTTTTAGTTTAGCTATCATGTTGTCGTACTCGTCAGGCATAAAGATGTCGTGCTTCTGCACGATAGTGTCCCACCACAACAAATGGACACGCTCAGGTGGTGATGTCTTGACGATACCCACCAGCTCGCTAAGGAACCGTGATAGCGTAGCGTCGTCAATACTACCTGATGTATCTATACCAATGACCAACTCACCGACCGACTCGGCCATCGTTGACGGCATATAGAGACCCTGCGCTAGGTAGCGTCGGTTTGGTTTACGCCATGTGGCGTAATCTTTACCCTGCACAACAGTATGGATAAAATCCTGCAAGACCTGCTTCCAGTCAATCTTAGGCTCGGTGATGTCAGTGAATGATCTCGGTATGTTACCTTTGATTTTGCCTGCCAGTATCTGACCTTGACGTATGGCCGCATCAATCTCGCGTTCAAGCGCTTGGCCATCCATATCCTGCGCCCCCTCAAAATCGTGCTCATCAAATGAAGAGCCGGTACCAGTGCCTTCCTGCATTAGCTTTTGGTATACCTGATAGGTGTCCATACCTTGATATTGTTTGTCTATACACCCACCCTCAGGTAATGCTACGTCTGGGTGAATACTAATAATCTCTAGGTTGATGACATAGTCCATTGCCATGTTAAGTACCTGCTTGTTCTCTAGGTGTCGCCATAACCAGATTTGGCGATATGCTTTATGTAAGGCTTCGTGCAGCACGAGACCTCGTAGCTCTTGGTCAGTTAGCTTGGTGACGAAGTCAGGGTTGTATATGACGTTAAGTCCGTCAGTTGCCGCAGTGGGTACCTCGTCTGATAGCGATACTCTACCTACCATCAACAGTCCAGCAAATGCTGCTGTCTCGGGTTGTGACATGAGCCACACATGGGTGCGCTCGATACGTTGCTTGGGTGTGTAGTTATTCATTGGTTTCTCCAATAGATGCTAACGTAGTGTCTACACTACTATTTGAATAAATAGTTAAGTTCACTGCAGAGCTTGACCATCTCTCTGTTTGTCGCGGCGAGCTTGAGCTTGCCTGATGATGGCGTCATAATCTGACGGGCGAACAATGCTTGAGCCTCACGGCTCAGTCTACCTAGGTAGATAAGCCAGTTGTCGAATGAGTCAGCATCAACCCGCACTATCGCACGATAGATAAGCATTGCTAACGCCGCACCGTTAGTCGGTGCCTTGGCCGTATTAGGGTCGGCAATGATCTCTTTCCATGAGGGTAACTCAGCATCAAGGCGTAAGACTGCTAACATATCGGATGCAGCTGGTGCACCTATCGTGCCGCACAATGCGGCGAACAATACCGTTTCAGGTAAGTGTCGTGTTTGCTTGATGATGTTACTTGCCGCATATAGCGAGCGAGGGGTTACGAACGCGGCACGTTGAGCGCGGGGATCATTGATATAGTGATTGGCGTTCGGTGTGACGTACTCGGTATAACTAGATAGCATCTGAGGGAACTCATTGACTGTTGCCAACACGACTGGCTCGACGTCATTACCCATCGCCCACGCTATCCACTCGTCAGCAGTAGGTTTACTGATCTGCACCGTGACGATACGATTTCTCGCGTGAGGTGGTAAGTTATCACCTAACCCTTCTTGTGCAAGGTTGGTTGTCGCGAAGATAATGCTACCTTCAGGTAGTTTGTGTGTACCTATCACACGTTCCTGCATGATACGTAAGCAGGCATTTAATACAGTCTTGTTCTTACCTATCTCGTCCAACATTAACAAGATAGGCTTGCCTGTATCTATACCAAACTCTGGGTTGGGGATGAAGTCGACTTTACCATCTGTAACCCACGGTGTCATAAAATCACCTATGTCTGCCTTTGTCGTGAGGTCGAAGTACGCAGGGTGATGGTCGGGATACCGACGTTTAAGTTCGGTGAGCATACTGGATTTGCCACACCCCATCTCGCCTTGGACGAGTACTGTATGTTGTGCGCCTACTGCCGCAATAAGGTTAGTTGCTTCTGCTAATGTGATTGTTGTCATGGTTTATTTCTCCTAATAGTTTTAAGTACGTTTTGTACTTTGTTTGTGTTGTGTTTTTGCCTGAGACCTGCACATAAAATATGCGCTCTTTATGTATGCACTCACCTGCACGTATCAGGTACGAATAGTGGTACCTATACCCTAACATGTGTAATATTGTGTCAATCTCTTGCGATGTCATGCATTAACCTCGACTGATAAGCTACAGACAGCACAGGGTCTACGTCTGGTATAAGTAACCTAGTTGTGTATAGGTTTTCTTTGCCTCTGCCGTAGCCTCTGCCGTCGCCGTTGCCGTAGCCTCTGCCGTCGCCTCTGCCGTTGCCTCTGCCGTCGCCGTAGCCGTCGCCGTCGCCGTAGCCGTCGCCGTAGCCGTCGCCGTCGCCTCTGCCGTAGCCGTCGCCGTAGTCGTAGCCGTAGCCGTCGCCGTAGCCGTCGCCGTCGCCGTAGCCGTCGCCGTAGCCGTCGCCTCTGCCGTCGCCGTAGCCGTTATCTAACATCATAAGTGCAGGGGATTTGCATAACGACTGCAGGTTTATACACCTCCACAACACCTGCAGGGTCTAAGACGGTACTTGTTGTTGGCCCGTTAAGGGCAATCTCACCTAACCCAGCGGTGGTACCCCACACCCTGATGACGCTCGCGTCGTCAATAGTTAGTCTATCTTCATACTCAGTGACGTCACCCATCACTACCCAGCCTGATGTAATTACTACGATTTTCTTCATTGGTTTATTCCTATTAATTGTGATTGATAGGCTACAGACAGCACAGGGTCTACGTCTGGTATAAGTAGTCTAGTTGTGTATGAGATTTCTTTGCCGTTGCCTCTGTCGTAGCCGTCGCTGTCGCCGTTGCCTCTGCCGTTACCGTTGCCGTAGCCGTAGCCTCTGCCGTCGCCTCTGCCGTTGCCTCTGCCGTAGCCTCTGCTGTCGCCGTCGCCGTGGCCGTCGCCGTAGCCGTGGCCGTAGCCGTCGCCTCTGCCGTTGCCGTAGCCGTAGCCGTAGCCGTTACCTCTGCCGTCGCCGTTGCCTCTGCCGTCGCCGTAGCCGTTATCTAACATCATAAGTGCAGGGGATTTGCATAACGACTGCAGGTTTATACACCTCCACAACACCTGCAGGGTCTAAGACGGTACTTGTTGTTGGCCCGTTAAGGGCAATCTCACCTAACCCAGCGGTGGTACCCCATACCCTGATGACGCTTGCGTCGTCAATAGTTAGTCTATCTTCATGCTCAGTGACGTCACCCATCACTACCCAGCCTGATGTAATTACTACGATTTTCTTCATTGATTTATTCCTATTAATTGTGATTGATAAGCTGCAGCTAGCACAGGGTCTACGTCTGGTATAAGTAGTCTAGTTGTGTATGGGTTTTCTTTGCCGTCGCCGTTGCCGTTGCCGTCGCCGTAGCCGTTGCCGTCGCCGTTGCCGTTGCCGTCGCCTCTGCCGTTGCCTCTGCCGTAGCCTCTGCCGTAGCCTCTGCCGTTGCCGTCGCCGTTGCCGTTGCCGTCGCCGTAGCCGTCGCCGTCGCCGTAGCCGTTGCCGTCGCCGTCGCCGTGGCCGTCGCCGTAGCCGTCGCCGTCGCCGTAGCCGTCGCCGTAGCCGTCGCCGTAGCCGTAGCCGTTATCTAACATCATAGTTTATACTCCGCTGACCAGCGGTGCTGTGTTTTGTGTCGTGTCGGCACGACATTCTTTCTGGTGATGTCCACCCAGCTGACGCCTTTATGGGTATGTATCTCAGCTAGGCGATAGCCGATTTGGTGGGATACTGCGGCTACCCCGAATATTAATATAACTAATAGGACTCTCATCGCTCCCACCTCGCTAATGCTTCTGCACCGTCCTGCTCGGCATACTGTCTGCCGTAATACCCACCGCACGACTCGACTACCTCATCATCGGCATCAGTGATAGCGTAGTAATACACCTCGCCTGTTAGGTAGCAGTCATAGGTTTTTACATCAGACCGCATTAGAGCGAGCGCTTGCTCTTTTTTCTTTTGTGTTACCCGCTTACCACCGAAAGTGGACAGCATCTGTTCCTTAGTCATGGTTATCCACCCCACCTGACCACTATCCCAAGGACATGAGAACGGGGTTGTTGACATCGTTATCCCTGAATGGTCGTAGAGGTAGAGTGGCAGAGCTACTACGTAGTCGATTGTGGTCAGCACGTCGTCCTCTGCAGTTGAGACTTGTTTGTCGCCTAGGTTGTATCGGCTATGACTGCACCACATGGTGCATGGGTTATCCCAATCCCGTGGGTTGTCAGGATAAATGTCGTGTGTGATTATTAGTTTGCATGGTCTTTCCATTAGATCTCTCCTATCTTTGTTGGTAGTATCTCATTACACCTTCACCCGCTACACGGGCATCGGCTTCTGACGTGAACCCTGCTACGCAGTCAAGCAACTCGTCGTCGTTCCACAGGGCGTACGCCCACTCGTTTTTGATTTGAAAGGTTTTTAGTCTCATGGTCTCTCCTAAGATGCTGTCGTGCCGCACGACAGCGGTGGTTGTTAACGTAGTGCAGGCACTACGATCTGTTTATCTGTATTCAGCATTATGTGCAGTGTGTCTTCGCACTCAGGGTCTTCATGCCGTACAGTTAGTGTGCCGTCACGGTTGTAGATTACACGCCACTTATAATTAGGTTGTAGTTCGAGTGGTATCACAAGGCACCTGACGTTTCGTGTTGACGTTAGGTCTAACCTATAAGGTTTTATCTTCATACCATCTATTAGGTGAGATACATCTACCCCTTGCTCTCTACACCAACCTTTAAGGGTACTCAGGTTTATGTACTGCATACCCTCATCATGTAGCACTTTTACGTGGATTATGCCGCTAACTGAGTCCCGTAAAATACCGACCTTGTCGTTATGTACAACAACCTCTAATGTATAGGGCTGCATGTCGTGTAGGAATTCACGAAGTTTACTTAACATATAGGTTCTCCCATCTATTGTCTGACTTGTCCTCATTACGGTGTTTTACTTTCCCTTCAGGGAACGCCCCTGTCTGTAAGATATAGGCGGCAATGTGGCATGGGCAGTTACTCTTTGCCCCTGTAATCTTATCCCTGAAACTCAATGTACGTGATCCATTACCCTTAACTGGAGTGCCTTTTGTCCAGTTCTCGTAGGTATCATGTATCCGCATAAATGTTCCTTCGGTAGGGTTGTACTTGTACAACCTGAGCACTGCGTCGGTCAGGTCTTTTCTTTTGATTGCATCACCCTCCTGTTTAGCTTGCTGCTGTCTTATCGCAGCCTGTGATTGTTGCTCCTGCATCCCGACGTTTTTAATCTTAAACAAAAGGGACTTGTCACGGTCAGTAGTCAAATTCGACCAACGATTATCATACTTATTACCATTCAGATGGGATACTCTCGCCCACTTACCTGTTTGTAGAGCATGAGCTAAGGTGTGGGCTGGGTATGTTCTCCCATCTATACGTAGTACATACCCTAAAGGTATATACAAATCAGGGATATTTTCTAGGTAATAGTTACCGTCTGGATCTCGCTTACGCTCACCGTTGATGTCTACTGCATAGGCTTGTCTGTTACGCACCACGCGATGAACGGCAGTACCTGCAAACTCGCCTATAGGTCTGCCTTTTTCTCGCTGCAACCAAGTAAAAAGACCCGTGTTTGGGTCGTATGTTAGCAATTTTTGTAGACTGTCTATTTGTATATCCTTTCGCATTTTTATACCTCTTTTTTGTGTGTTTGTAGGAATGTGTAATGTATTAAAGTCTACATTGTGTGTCAAGCGATATTTTGCGTGTGTACTTGTAATGATGTGTACTTGTAATGATGTGTACTTGTAATGATGTGTACATGATTGTTTCATTAGCTTTTTTTGAAACAGGGCGTAGACTATCTGATAAGTAGACATTCTAAACAACCATGTAGACTTTTTAATCTTGATAATAGACGACTTAAACAATACAATAGACGGCTTAAACAATGCAATAGACCGTGTCTACATAACTATATTGAAGTCTACATAACTATATCGTGTCTATAAAAAAATACCACCACAGTTATGTAGACAGTATTTGTTTTTTAGAATCAACAAGTTAGGGTGTTTGTCTACATAATTATAATACACTAATTAACTATATAGCGATATTAAGCCTACACTTAGAGATTAAGAGAGAGTGACAAAAGAAGAAAAAAAAGTTTATAGGGGGGTGTATTATTTCTCTATATAGTTAATTAGTGTATTATAATTATATAGACACTTAAGTTATCTCATTGATTTTATTATAGTTATGCTGTCTACATAACTGTGGTGGTATTTTTTTATAGACACGATATAGTCATATAGACGTTATATAATCATATAGACAATCTAAATAATTGCGGTTCAGTACCCGCAAATAAACCCTGCAAATACCACCGTCAACACAAACAAGACCCAAATAATGCTGATTACTTCCCAAATGCTTGGCATAATGCCTCCAAAAAGCTTAAATAGAGCTACGTAGCACCGTCTTTATTGAACGAAAAAAACGGACTTAAGTAAACGTGGCAGATTAAAATTATCGCGCCGTAAAGACGGTGCTAGTTAAATGGTGACTAACCCAACAAACGGAGCCTTAAAACCCCATGCTGTCGTGCCGCACGACAGTGTGACAAAACCTAACCTACGTAATAACGCTAGATGAGAGCTAGCATCAGTGTGATGCTTGTGAAAAATAAACATTCCGTCTGAGAACTGTACTCTATGGCCATGACGACCATTACCTAAATATACAGTACGGGATAAAGCAAAATTAGTTGTGTTCATTGGTATCTCCAATAGATGCTGTCGGGCGGCACGACAGCGGAAAGTGAACCGCCTCACTATAGGCGCGAAAATTCTCGCATCTCGCACCTTACGTCACTGGTATCAACGTGTAGCAGATACGCTACACGGTACAAAAACGACAGGCAAAAAAAAGCCCGCTTAACGCGGGCTTATTGGGTGGTGTGCCTTACTTGCCAGATTCCAGCTTGGCAAGCCGTGATTTGAGTTCGGCATTTTCAGCCTTTAATTGTTTAATCTGTTCTTGCAGTGCGTCGGCCTTGTTGGCCTTCGCTACTGTTTCTGCGTTATCCGCCTTGCGTTTATCCGCGCGGCCTTTCGCGTCATTAACGCGTTTATCGTGTTCGGCCTGTAAGACTTCGGGGGATTTAATCAAATCCCAGTTTAATTTGGATAATTTATACCCACCTTCCCCATTACTCACAATAGAGAAGGGGATTTTCCCCTTGAAGAAGGCAACAACCTTCTTCGCCCTATCTGGGCTAAACTTAACGATAGCGTTTGCAAGCGCGGCCGCTTTCTGGCAATATGCATTGCCATCGATATCAAATGATTTGGCCTGTTCATACCCCACCATAATGGTGGCTTGAATAACAGCGATTTTGTCGCTGTTATTATTGAACGCAGTGTCTAACTGCTTTATGGCACGGCCTACAGAGGCCACGCTGATTTCGGACAAAGTGATTTGATTTTTTGCGCTCATGGGTTTTTCCTCATGTAATTGCAGTCAGCGGCAAGACTGCGAAAAATAAAAGCCGCTACGTATAGCGATAGACACTAAACATCTAATGCCTATTGATATACTTTACAAAATCCAGCTTTTCATAACGTCTACGATTGACCTAGATAACCTAGGAATGATAGGCACGCCACGCGCTTAGCGGTTTGTATAGCGTTTAGGGTTGACCGCTCTCGCGGCTTAAAACCAATGCTTTGCCGATAGTCTCACGCTAAGCATGAGCGACTACCATTATCCTTACATCAGTCTAATTTCCACCATCAACCACCGTTCTGGCAGTATCGAACACCTATTAATAGGCGGCTCTACGCTAATCCTTAGCGTTCCATGAGCTAGACCGCTATCACAGCGGGCTTAATCTGTAATGAGTTACCTCAAAACATGTGCATATTATACCAGCAAATCTTTTTTTGTCAATCCCAGTCATACGGGGTACACCCCCCACCCCCCGAATTCGGCCACTTCGCGCACGATACTACGTATCTCGAATTTCACCACTCAACCGCAAAAATTCCTGATTAGTAAAATTTATATAAATTTTCTTGACCCACCCCGCTATCCACGTTAAAATCAGCCCACTGATTTCCCCCCACCAGCACCCACCCCCTCAAACAAAAACGCCCCTGTCAAAAATTTTGCATAAAAATTTTTAGACCCTTACAATGCAGTCATTCTGGCTCACCCGCCACACATATGGACACAAACATCCTGAACTTCATCTGGACCACAGATAGACCAATTGCCGACTTATGGAATGCAGCCTGCTGCGATCCAGACTTTATTACGGCCAATGAATTAGACCCCTCGTCAACGTCAGATGATGAACGCGAAGCTCGCGCCATTGTTTTCCAAACACCTTCCGCGCCCGCTAAACCATCAACCCCCGGTGCTGCCAATGCGGTACGTCGGTTACTGCAGCGATACGATTTCTCTATGGCAGATGAGTCTGCCCGATTACGTACCTATGCCATCTCACGTTTACTCGACCTTGCTGAAAGTGAGAAAGAGAACATAGCCCTAGGTGCTATAGAGAAGATTGGTAAGATTGCCGAGGTAGGACTTTTCGAGACTAAGATCACTGTCGACATCAATAAGAAGCCAACTGATGAGCTAGAGAAGGACTTACAGTCCTTGTTAGGTAAGTACATGAACGAGCTGAAGGTTATCAACCCTGATGACTAACATTGCACCTAACATTCTCCTACAGATGTCTGAGACAGACAGGATAAAAGCCTTAGAGCTTTTGTCAGAGATTGAGAGTCGCAAAAAACGTGAAGCAGCCCAGAAAGACTTTCTTGAGTTTGTTAAGGTGATGTGGCCTGAGTTTATTCACGGATCACACCATGCAAAGATGGCCAGAGCGTTTGAGCGGGTAGCGAAAGGGGAGCTTAAACGGTTAATAGTATGTCTTGCACCTAGACACACGAAATCTGAATTTGCATCATACCTACTTCCAGCGTGGTATTTAGGGCTACACCCGAACAGACAAATCATGCAGCTTTCACATACGGCAGACCTAGCTGAAGGGTTTGGTCGTAAAGTAAGGAACTTGGTTGACTCTGATTTGTACCACACGATATTTCCTGATACACGCCTGCGACGTGACTCAACCGCTGCAGCTCGATGGAATACGGACAAGAATGGTGTGTATATCGCGATGGGTGTTGGTGGTGCGGTAGCAGGTAAAGGTGCTGACCTCTGTATCATCGATGATCCTTTAAGTGAACAAGAAGGTAAGAGTAACGACCCTAAAGTGTTTGATGCTGTGTATGATTACTATATGACAGGTCCTCGTCAGCGGTTACAGCCGGGCGGGGCTTTGATAGTGGTTATGACTCGATGGTCGAAAAGGGACTTAGTGGGTCGACTTATTGATAACATGATACGGAATCCAGACGGCGATCAATGGGAAGTGCTTGAGTTCCCTGCAATCTTACCAAGTGGTCAACCGGTATGGCCGGAGTTTTGGAAGCTTGAGGAGCTAGAGAAAACCAAGATCTCTCTGGATAACCGGTTCTGGCAAGCACAGTACCAACAGAACCCGACGTCTGAAGAAGGTGCGATTATCAAGCGTGAGTGGTGGAGAGTCTGGGATAGAGATGCACCGCCTAATAATATCGAGTTCACACTACTGTCGTGGGATACCGCGTTCGAGAAACATAACCGGGCTGACTACAGTGCGTTGACGGTGTGGGGTGTGTTCTATATAGAAGATGAGGAAGGGGTTTTACGTCCGAATATCATCCTGCTTGATGCTGTTAAGAAACGTGTGGAGTTCCCAGAACTGAAGGAGTGGGCATACGAGGCGTATCAAGAGTGGCAACCAGACAGTGTCATCATCGAGAAACGGGCTTCTGGTGCGTCATTAATACAAGAGTTGCGTCGCATGGGTGTGCCGGTGCAGGAGTACACACCGACTAAAGGTAATGACAAGATTTCAAGACTTAACAGTGTGGCTGATATTTTTGCATCAGGGTTCGTATGGGCGCCGGAGGCGAGATGGGCTGATGAGCTGATAGACGACGTTGCCTCTTTCCCAGCAGGAACGCACGACGACCTTGTCGATACAGTTTCTCAAGCAATGCTAAGGTTCCGTCAAGGTGGGTTCATCGGCACAAAAATGGATGAACCAGAAGAGGAACATTACTTTAGACGAAAGGTGGCGTACTACTAATTTTATTACGTTGATGTTTTTGGTATAATAACCTATGTAGATAACTGTATAGGTGATTGAAGTGAATAACAAACTGCCAGCGTCAAGAAAAGAAGCTAAAGAGATTGGAAGCAAAGAGTACTTTACGGGAAGGGTATGCCCACATGGACATACTGCTATAAGGAGAACTGATAGTGGCGCGTGTACAGCTTGTCAAGCTGTATCTAAAAAAGAGCGCTATGACGCAGGATGGCGACAAAAAGCTAACCCAGAAACGGCTAAAAAGAAGCACAGAAAGTGGGTAGAAAAGCACCCAAAAGAACACTGGATTATTAGGGCTTTAGGGAGAGCGAGGAAAAGAGCAAACGTAACTAACATACCTTTTGATATTACAGTTGAGTATATCGAGAGTATATTTCCTGAATTTTGCCCTGTGTTTGGGACAAGATTTAACTTTTTAGGGAATAAAACATCTCGACCTGACAGTCCATCGTTAGATAAGATAGACGCCAGCAAAGGTTATGTGGTTGGTAATGTTGCAATTATTTCGATGAAAGCAAATGTTATAAAGCAAAATGCAACATCGGAAGAAATCTTTAAAGTAGCTAACTGGTTAAAGACCAAAGGGTATTAAATAATGAGTGTAGATAAATCGTTGTACCAAGCCCCTCAAGGCATTGGTTCTTTACCAGAAGGTGAACCTGATCTGGAAATTGAAATTGAAAACCCTGATGATGTCACGTTGACAATCGGTGGTATAGAGATTGACTTAATGCCAGACGAAAGCTCAGACGAATTCAATGCTAACTTAGCGGAGGAAATGGATGAGAAAGAGCTACAGGAAATTGCAGGAGACTTAATAGCCGACTACGACAATGATGTCGCGTCAAGACGTGATTGGTTGCAGACATATGTCGACGGTATTGAGCTGTTAGGTATGAAGATTGAGGAGCGGTCAGAGCCTTGGGAGGGTGCTTGTGGTGTGTATCATCCTCTATTAAGCGAGGCGTTGGTTAAATTCCAAGCTGAAACCATGATGAGTACGTTCCCTGCAGCGGGTCCGGTTAAAACTCAGATTATTGGTAAAGAAACGCAAGAGAAAAAAGACGCAGCAGTACGTGTCCAAGAGGACATGAACTATCAGTTGACTGATGAGATGACCGAATTTAGGCCAGAACACGAGCGTATGCTGTGGGGCTTAGGTATGTCAGGTAATGCGTTCAAGAAAGTGTACTTCGATCCGCATTTAGACCGTCAAGTTTCCGTATTTGTACCTGCTGAAGACCTTGTTGTGCCTTATGGTGCGATGAATTTAGAACAAGCAGAGCGTGTAACTCACGTAATGCGTAAGACAGAGAACGATTTGCGTCGTTTGCAGGTGGCTGGCTTCTATAGAGATGTTGATTTGGGTGAACCAGACAACGTTTTGGATGAAGTTGAGAAGAAAATTGCCGAAAAGATGGGTTTTAGAGCGACATCTGACGACCGATACAAGGTGTTGGAGATGCACGTTGACCTCGATTTGCCGGGTTTTGAGCATGAAGAAGATGGAGAAACGACCGGTATTGCGTTGCCATACGTGGTTACCGTTGAGAAAGGCAGCAACACAATCTTATCTATTCGCAGAAACTGGGAAGAAGGCGATGAATCTTATCAAAAACGTCAGCATTTCGTACATTACGGCTATGTGCCGGGTTTTGGCTTTTATTGTTTCGGGCTTATTCATCTTGTTGGCACTTTTGCTAAATCTGGCACTTCTCTTATTAGACAGCTTGTGGACGCAGGTACATTATCTAACCTCCCGGGTGGCTTCAAAGCTAGAGGAATGCGGATTAAAGGTGATGACACACCGATAGCACCGGGCGAATGGCGTGATGTAGACGTACCAAGTGGCGCAATGCGCGATAACATCATCCCACTACCATATAAAGAACCTAGCCAGACATTAATGGCGTTGCTTAACCAGATTGTTGATGAGGGTAGACGATTTGCTAACGCGGCTGACCTACAAGTAGCGGATATGTCAGGCCAAGCGCCGGTAGGTACCACGCTGGCTATTTTAGAACGTACTTTGAAGTCAATGAGTGCGATTCAAGCACGGGTTCACTATAGCTTTAAACAAGAATTGGTACTGTTAAAAGGCATCATCGCTGCCTATGCACCGGAAGACTACAACTACGAGCCAGATACCGGTAATAGAAAGGCTAAACGCTCTGACTATTCGATGGTTGACGTTATTCCTGTGTCTGATCCGAACGCCTCTACAATGGCGCAGAAGATTGTCCAATACCAAGCGGTACTACAGCTGGCTCAGCAGTCGCCTCAAATCTACAACATGCCGTTGTTACATCGTCAGATGCTGGATGTATTGGGTATTAAAGACGCTCAGAAGTTAGTACCGATGGCTGAGGATATGAAACCGTTAGACCCGATTACAGAAAATCAAAACATCTTGGCGATGAAACCGGTCAAAGCGTTTATAAACCAAGATCACCAAGCACATATCCAAGTACATATGGCTGCTATACAAGACCCAAAAATCCAACAGATGCTACAGAATAGTCCAGCAGCACCTCAGATTGCAGCGGCAGCTCAAGCACATATTGCTGAGCATTTAGGGTTTGAGTACCGCAAACAGATTGAACAGCAGTTAGGTTTTGCATTGCCACCACAAAAAGACGAGTCAGGTGAAGACATTCACATGGACCCTGAAGTGGAAGCTAAGTTATCGCCTTTATTGGCTCAAGCAGCACAGCAGTTGTTACAGAGCAATCAAGCGGAAATGGCTCAAAAACAGGCGCAACAACAAGCGCAAGACCCATTGGTTCAGATGCAGATGCAAGAGTTGCAGTTAAAAGCGGCGGAGCAGCAGCGCAAAGCCCAGAAAGACCAAGCGGATATTCAGCTGAAATCACAGCAGATCCAAGTTGAACGTGAGCGTATTGCAGCACAAGAACGTACAGCAGCACAAACCAATAAGGTGAACTCGTTGAAATCTGCGGCAGAGCTAACTGCTAAACGTGATGGTGACGCCACTCGATTGAAAATTGATGGTTTAAAAACAGCAGCACAGGTTACTGAACAGAAACGCAGTAGCAATCAGAAGATGGCTATTGATGCGTTGAAAACAGCGGCAACGCTGGAAGCTCAGACAAAAAACAAACCGGCAAAAGGTGAATAATGAATGCATTTGAATTATTGATCCAACAGATCAATGAGGAAGTCGAACTAATCCAAAATGCTATCTGCCACGGGAAGGCGGATAGTTTTGACGAATATAAACGGCTCTGTGGTGAGGTACGAGGGTTACTCATCGCTAGGGAATTAACTGAAACCCTTAGAAACAAAATGGAGAACTCGGATGACGAGTAAGATACTTATTGGCTCAAACCCCAATAAACCGCAAGTAGTTGGTGCTGTTGACTTGGAAGCCACCCCTGAAGAGAAAGCAAGCCAGCTACCTAAACCATCGGGTTACCGCATCTTATGTGCTATTCCTGAAGTAGAGAAGGAATACGAAAGTGGCATCATTAAAGCTGATGTCACTATGAAGCACGAAGAAGTATTAACCACTGTTTTATTCGTAGTTGCTTTAGGTCCAGATTGCTACCCAGAAGAGAAGTTCCCTAGTGGTCCTTGGTGCAAGGTAGGTGATTTTATTTTGGTTAGACCGAACGCTGGCTCACGACTAAAGATTCACGGTCGAGAAATGCGAATTATCAATGATGACTCAGTTGAAGCGGTCGTTCAGGACCCTCGCGGCATAAAGAGAGCATAAGGAGTAGAACATGGCTGAATACGAAGAATATAAATTCCCAGACGAACAAGATCAGAACACTGAGCTTGATATTGAAATCGAGATTGAAGATGATACCCCGGAGGAAGACCGAGGCCGTCAACCCATGCCTAAAGAGATCGTTGACGATTTAGATCGTGATGAACTTGAAGAGTATGACGAAGGGGTTAAACAGAAGCTGAAACAGCTTAAAAAGGTTTGGCATGATGAACGTAGAGCTAAAGAACAGTTGGCTAGAGAGCAAGAAGAAGCTTTAGCGGTAGCTAGACGTTTATATGAAGAGAACCAAAAATTACGTTCTGCATACAGCACCGGTGAGAAGGAATACATCTCTACCACACAAACTAACGCGCAAATGGAAATGGACGCTGCTAGACGCGCGTACAGAGAAGCTTACGAGTCTGGCGACACCGACGGTGTGATTGCAGCGCAAGAAAAGATGAATTTGGCGCAATTAAAGGTACTTCGTGCAGAGAGTTTAAAGGAAACCCCTTTACAAGAACCCGGAGATATTGTACAACAGCGCCGTGAAGAACGACCTGTACAGCCTCAAGCCGTACAACCTGACCGTAAAGCGCAAGCGTGGCAAGAACGCAACAGCTGGTTTGGTAAGGATGAGGAGATGACAGCAGCGGCATTAGGCTTACACCAGAAGCTAGTAAATAGTGGCGTTGAAGTAGGTTCTGACGAATACTACAGCACATTGGACAAGACGATGCGCACAAGGTTTAGCGAGCATTTTGGGGAACCCAAGGCAAAACCACGCACAGTCGTAGCGCCGGCAACCCGTAGCACATCCTCGAATAAGATAAGACTTACTCAGAGTCAGGTCCAAATTGCCAAAAAGTTTGGTCTAACCCCTGAAGTTTACGCTAGAGAAGTTTTAAAATTGGAGAATAAATAATGGCTACTACACAAAACAGAATAACTCGCGAGCTAGAAACCAGAGCACTAACAGAGCGTCCTAAGCAGTGGATGCCACCTGAAGCGCTCCCTGAACCTGACAAAGAGGATGGTTTCGCCTATAGATGGATTCGCGTTTCAATGCTGAACAAAGATGACCCTAGCAACATTTCGAAATCGTTTCGTGAGGGTTGGGAACCAGTAAGAATTGAAGAGCAACCAAAATACACACTGTTAGCCTCTGGCGAGGGTCGATATAAAGACAACATCGAAATTGGCGGCCTATTGTTATGCAAGATCCCTAAAGAATTTATGGACCAACGTAGAGCACATTATGCTAACGCCACAGAATCTCAAGCGAGTGCAGTAGACAATAGTTTTATGAGAGAAAATGATGCGCGTATGCCTCTGTTTAGAGAACGCAAATCAACAACTTCTTTCGGTAAAGGTTCTTAATTTTTAGGAGTTTATAATGGCTTATCCTGTCGTTTCAGCCCCATATGGGTACAAGCCGGTAAATTTGTTAGGTGGTCAAGTATTCTCGGGTTCTACACGTAATGTGCAAATCCAGTACAACTACGCTACACCAATTTACTTTGGCGATGCAATTAAAGAAGTTAACGGCTTCGTAACTCGTGCGTCTATCGCATCTGCTACTACCGCTAACCAAACAACCGGTATTTTCTTAGGTTGTTACTACACTAGCCCATCAACCAAACAACGGTTGTGGAGTCAGTATTATCCGGGCAACATTGCTGCCGGTGACATCACTGCGATTATCTCTGATGATCCAGACATCGTTATCAGAGCGGTTATGTGCACTTCTGCAGCAAATATTGGTTCTGCTGCTCAAGTAATGGTGGGTTCTAACGTAGGTGGTATTACCACTAACGCAGGTAGCGCTAATACCGGTGACTCAGCTAACGCGATTTTGGTTCCAACTGCATTAAGCACTGCGACCTTACCATTCCGTGTTGTTGACATCGTTCGTGATACTGCTGTGTCTTTGGGTACTGCAACTTATTCGTCTATCTCTACAGCGACTGTTACTACAAGCACTGCGTTGACTCAAGCGTTAGTTGTTGGTACTGATGTAGGTAGTTTAGATTCTGCAGGTCAAGTAATCCAAAGTGGCTCATTTGTGGCTACAGCAGCAGCTGCTGGTGCTACTACAGTTGTGCTTAATGCAGCACCAACTACAGCTTTTGCAGCTGGTTCAACATTGGTGTTCACACAGTACCCAGAAGTGCTCGTGAAGTTTAACTTCGGTTATCACGGTTACTATTCTGCTACAGCAGTTTAATTAGGAGTTGATTAATGGCAATTTCACGCGCCCAGCTATTAAAAGAGTTGTTACCGGGTCTGAACGCTTTGTTCGGTTTGGAATACGCTCGTTACGGTGAAGAACATAAAGAAATCTACGAAACAGAGACTTCTGAACGTTCTTTTGAAGAAGAAACAAAACTGTCTGGTTTCTCAGCAGCTCCTGTCAAAAATGAAGGCTCAGCTCTTCAATATGACAATGCTCAAGAAGCTTGGACTGCACGATACAACCACGAAACAATTGCTTTGGGCTTCAGCTTAACTGAAGAAGCTATCGAAGATAACTTGTATGACTCTTTGTCTGCTCGTTATACAAAAGCATTGGCTCGTGCTATGGCTTACACCAAACAGGTTAAAGCAGCTAACGTTTTAAACAACGGTTTCAGCGCAGCTGTTACTGGTGGTGACGGTGTATCTTTGTTCAGTGCTGCTCACCCATTGGTGAATGGTGGCACAAACAGCAACATTCCATCTACCGCCGCTGACTTAAACGAAACTTCATTGGAAAATGCTGTGATCCAAATCGCTGCATGGACTGACGAACGTGGTTTATTGATTGCTGCTAAACCTAAGAAGTTGATCGTTCCACCAGCATTGCAATTCGTTGCAACTCGTTTGTTGGAAACTGAACGTCGTGTTGGTACAACCGACAATGACATCAACGCGTTGAAAAACAATGGTGCTGTTCCTGAAGGCTATGCTATCAACCACTTCTTGACTGACACCAACGCTTGGTTCTTAACCACGGACGTGCCAAACGGGTTGAAACATTTCGTTCGTAGTCCATTAACTAACTCAATGGACGGGGATTTTGATAGCGGTAACGTACGTTATAAAGCGAGAGAAAGATACAGCTTCGGATGGAGCGATCCTTTAGCCGTCTACGGCTCAAGCGGTTCTTAAGTAAAATCAAACACTTAGGTGTTATAAGCCCTCCTCGGAGGGCTTTTTTATGCTTGTATATTTTTATACTACAACAAAAACAAAATCGTACATTTACGAAAAACAATTGACAATCTCCGTCCATCAGTTAAACTTAGCAAAACTGACTAAGGAGAAATATATGTTTTATGTGTATGTGTACCGTGACCCAAGACCAAACAAAAATAACCAACCAGTGTATGTAGGTAAGGGTACGGGTGATAGAGATTTGTCGCATTGGTCTAGGGGTTCACACAATAAGCCTTTCCAAGATTTTTTATCTCACATTAAACGTAAAGGTTTAATCGCGATATGCACTAGAGTGTTTGAATCTGAAAATGAACACGAAGCCTTTGCGAAAGAGATCGAACTTATTACCTTATACGGGCGTAGAGACATCGGAACAGGAACACTGTTTAACAGAACAGATGGAGGCGAAGGGGCTTCTGGGTTCCAAAAAACAGAAGCACAGAAAGAAACAGACCGAATAAATACAACTAATAATTGGAAAAACCCAGAATATGCAAAAAAAGTTTATACCGCTCAAAAGATAGCGCAAAACACCCCAGAAGCTAAGCGCATTAAGTCAAAGAACTCCAAAGCTCTATGGAGAGAAAAAGGAGACGAAATAAAGCACAGCATTGTTATCGCAAGAAACACTGAAGAGTCAAAGGCAAAAACTAGCAAACAAGCAAAAGCACAATGGGATGACGCTGAGTACAGGGAAAAACAGACAGCTAACAATAAAGAAATAGCAAATAGGGAAGAAGTCAAAGCTGCTAAAAAAGCAGCAGCAAAAGCTTTATGGGCTGACCCAGAATGGAGAGCAAAAATGATGGAGGCTAGAGCAAAGAATAAAGCAGAAAAGCAAAGTAAATAAACCTCTTGCACTTCCCAGCCATTCAGGTAATATGCGAGTCGAGTCTAGGATTAAGTTCTACGCCGACCGACCTAGCGGGCTCGCACAAGACGGGGTAGATTAGTGCACTTGGAGAATTAGAAATGTCCTTTGCTAGCCATTTAGGTCCTTGGTTATTAGGTACCGTTAAAAACACCACCGGCACAACTGCCGGCACAATCCGTAACATGGGCGCTACTGTTGTAGGTCAAACAGACGCTATCACCTATGCTGATGCAGCAGGTACAAGAGCTT